CTTCGCCCCACGCTCGATAAAGATAACTCAAAAGCCATCTTCATAAGTACACCTAGAGGAAAGAATAACTGGTTCTCAGAGTTCTTTTATAGAGGATTTCAAGATGAATTTGGAGAATGGGCATCTATTCGCGCTACTTATAAAGATAATCCTCGCATGTCTGAAAGTGATATTACGGAAGCTAGAAAATCTATGTCCGATGCCGAATTTAGACAAGAATATGAAGCTGACTTTAATACTTATGAAGGTCAGATCTGGAACTTTAATCACGAAGAATGTATAGCAAACTTTAGTGAGTTAGATACTTCTAAGATGGATGTGTTTGCAGGACTTGACGTAGGTTATAGAGATCCTACTGCTTTCTGTGTACTTGGGTATGATTGGGATGAGGAAACCTATTACTTGTTAGACGAATACCTAGATGCAGAGAAAACTACTGAACAGCATGCTTTACAAATACAAAGTATGATTACAAAATGGGATATAGATTACATTTATATTGACTCAGCAGCACAGCAAACACGATTTGACTTTGCTCAAAATTATGATATTTCTACTATCAATGCTAAGAAGAGTGTTTTAGATGGAATAGCGCACGTAGCCGCAATCGTAGACAATGATAAATTACTAGTAGAACAAACTTGTGCAGAAACATTGGCAGCTTTAGATCAATATCAGTGGGACGCCAATCCAAATTTGGCTCGTGAAAAACCAAAACATAACAGAGCTTCACATATGTCCGATGCACTTAGATATGCTTTGTATTCGTTTGAAACTTCCGCAATAAGTTTTTAGGAGACCTGTGAAAAATAATGTTTGACATAGTATCTGAAACTAGATATAATTCTGGTATTGAAAATAGAAGTTCTAAAACCCAATGACCGAACTGAAGCGAGATATAGTAAAATATATCCGAGATAGAGCGAAGAATAACTACGAGAAGGGCTCGGAATGCTATATCTGTGGTGCTGACACCAAACTAGACTTCCACCATTATTACAGTTTAGCTCCTTTAATACATCGTTGGATAAAAAAGACGGGGCACGACCCTCAGTCTATTATTGTAATTAGAGATGATTTTATAGAAGAACATTGGGCAGAGATGTATGAGCACACTGTAACTTTGTGTTACGACCACCATCGACAGCTACATAAAGTATATGGACGCAACCCAGCATTGACCACAGCAAAAAAGCAAATGCGTTGGGTACAGATTCAAAGAGATAAATATGGCATGGTATGATCGATTTCTTCGAAGAGAGGAAACTGAGGAAAAGTTAAATCCTATACAAGCTTATTTAGGTAGCGGTAGTCAAACTTCTCGTGAATTCACAGATAAGTATGAAACTTATTATGAGAATCTAGAAGTTGTAAATCGCGCTGTTAATATGGTTGTAGATGATACTGCCGAAATCCCCGCAATAGTTGATAGAGTCTCTGTCCCTGGAGTTATTAGAGGGATAAAGAGAGCCAAAGTAGATACTTTACTTAATAAAGAGCCCAACCCTTTCCAAGATATTAGTACATTTAAAAGAAATCTAATTACAGATTATCTTTTAGACGGGAACATGTTTATTTATTATGATGGTGCTCATTTATATCATGTCCCTGCAGATACTGTACAAATACATGGAGACCCCAAAACTTACGTCGAACGATACACTTATAATGAAATAGATTATAGCCCCAATGAAATAATACATATAAAAGAAAATTCTTTTCATGATATTTATAGGGGAGTATCAAGGTTAAAGCCGGCAGTTCGTACAATGCAAATTATGTCTTATATGCGAAGTTTTCAGGATAACTTTTTTAAGAATGGAGCAGTGCCTGGGTTAGTGCTTAAATCTCCAAATACATTATCTGAGAAAATTAAAGAAAGAATGATGCAGTCATGGCAGATACGTTATCGTCCAGATACAGGTGGACGAAGACCTCTAATACTTGATGGAGGTATAGAAATTGATAAAATTTCAAATGTTAATTTTAAAGAATTAGATTTCCAATCAGCCATACAAGAAAATGAAAAGATTATATTAAAAGCAATAGGCGTTCCTCCTATCATGTTAGATTCAGGAAATAATGCAAATATACGTCCTAACATGAGACTATATTATTTAGAAACTATACTACCTATTGTGAGAAAAATGAATTTTGGTTTGAGCCGGTTTTTTGGCTTCGAAATAAAAGAAGATGTAACTAATATTCCAGCGTTACAACCAGAACTCAGAGATCAAGCCCTATACTATACTTCTTTAGTTAATGGAGGTATAATTTCTCCAAATGAAGCAAGAGATAATTTAGGGTTTGATTCTGTTACAGGGTACGATGACTTACGAGTCCCAGCAAATATTGCTGGAAGTGCCGTTAACCCCTCGGAAGGGGGAAGACCGATTGAAGAGGAAGAGAATAATGGCAGCAACTAGATCAAGAAAGCTACGCCTTGTACGAGAAATCGGAATGTTCTTTGCCGAGTTAGGGCAAGTTCCGTCACGGGCGGAGTACGCTAAACTCAATAATAGACCTAAATTCTTGAATGTCAAAGAAGTAGATAGAATTTGTGGTTCTTGGGCTAAGATGTTGGCTATGTTAGAAAAAGAACAATCAGATTTATGGGAACTTATTCATAAAGTCCCCGAGAAAAAAGAGCCTCCCATAGCACCAAAAATGGAAAAGGCTAAGACCGCTGAGGTTAAAGCGGAAGACGAGGGGGATGATGGAGAAGGTATTTAATCTCACCTCTACTTTTAAGTCTCATACTGAAGAAGATGGAAGTGTTAAAATTCGAGGTATGGCAAGCACAACTGAATTTGATCGCGCGGGCGATTCTATTTCAGCAGATGCCTGGACTAAAGGTGGATTGAAAAATTTTGAAAAGAATCCCATAATTCTTTTTAACCATGACTATAATAGACCTATTGGAAGAGCTACTGGACTAAAAGCTACTGAAAATGGACTAGAGATGGAGGCCAAGATAAGTAAGGCCGCCAAAGATGTTGTGGACTTAGTTAAAGACGGTGTCCTTGGAGCCTTTTCTGTTGGTTTCCGAGTCAAGGATGCTGATTACTTAGAGGAAACCGACGGATTAAGAATAAAGGACGCTGAATTGTTTGAGGTATCAGTAGTATCTGTACCCTGTAACCAAACGGCTACTTTTTCACTGGCGAAGTCCTTCGACTCCATGTCCGAGTACGAAGATTTCAAAAAAACTTTCACTAATAGTGACGGGGCGCAAGTCCAAAAGGAGATACAAATGTCTGAAGAGACAAATCAACCCGTTGACTTGGAAGCTTTTGCTAAAAAGGTAGCTGAGGAAACTGCTGCTAAAATCGCAATGAAGCAAGCCGAGCAAAAAGCAGCCGATGAGGCTGTACAAAAAGAAGCTGAGGAGAGAGCTACTGCAGAGACAGAAGCCAAAGTTCAGCAAGAAGAAACAGTCAAGACTGCAATCAAAACTGGCGTAGAGTCAGGTGCAGAACGCTTGATGGAAGACATTCGCAAGGAATTCGAAGATGAGAAAGCCAATACTGCGGAAGTCATGGAGAAGTATAAGAAAGACCTACAAGAGAAGCAAGCTGAACTTGAAGCAATTCAAAACAGTAAGCGTGATTTCTCTGGTCGTCAGAAGGGTGACCTTCAGGCACATGGTCGTTCGCTTCTCGAAGCAACCGTTCTTGGTAAAATTACTGGGAAAGGTTTGGATGGAACCGATTATGGAAAGAGCGTTCTTGAGAAAGCTGGAGTTGACTATACGTCTACTACTGCAGCCGGTATCGATGTAATTGTTTCTACACAGTTTGAAAACGAACTGCGTCAAGAAATGAAAGTCGCACCTCTTTTCCGTGACATCCAAGTTGCTTCCGGTGCCACTGTACTACCATTGGCCCCAGACGCAGGAGCAGCAACGTTCAGCGCAGCTGGTGTAGGTGATTCATCTAACCAACTCTCTGACGCAGGTGATAACAACTATACTGTTAGCCAAGTAATCTTACAGGCTCACAGATTGATCGCTGGTACTTATATCTCGAATGATACCGACGAGCAAGTAGTTGTAACATTGTTACCTATTGTTACTTCCGCACTAGCACGTGCACACGCAGTTGCCACTGACAAGATGATGCTTGTAGGTGGAACATCAGCTAGCATAAGAAAAGGTCTTGTAGGTCAGGATGGTACTGACGATACTAATGGTCTTTCTTCCGCTACAACCACTACTGCTTCAGTAGACGCTTCTGGTTCAGATGAAGTTACTCCCGCTATCCTTCTCGGTATGAGAAAGGAAATGGGCAAGTATGGTTTAGACCCTTCAAGAGTAGCCTTCATTGTTCCTAATGACGTTTACTACGAGCTAATTGATGCTTCTGGATTCACCGACGTAAGCGAAGTTGGAAACGACATAGCAACTAAGCGTATTGGTGTAGTTGGTTCAGTCTACGGTTCCCCCGTAGTTGCAACTAACCAGTTAGCAAGTAATTTGGCCGCCGCTGGCGCAGCTACTACAACAGCAGCTGTTGCTGTTAATATAGACAACTATGTTGTACCCAAACTCAAGGGTGTCAGCATTGAAACTGAGTACAGTGTCAAAGATCAGCAAAATGTGATCGTTGCCGCTCAATCACTTGGCTTCAACGAGTTGTACGCTGCAGCAGGCAGTGATAAGCCTTCAATGAGATTAAAGTACATCTAATTGTACAAATCTTAATAACTCGGGGGAGCAACCCTCCCCCAAGTTTTTATTAATTAACTTATGGCAAATTTAATTACATTACAAGATTATAAAACTGCAGAAGGTATCAACCAACCTAAGGATGATGCTAGACTGGAAGTAATTATTCCTTCTGTGAGTGAATTAGTAAAAACTTACTGTGGTAACAGTTTTGTAGACTACTACTCGTCTAACAAAACTGAAATATTTGATATTAATTGGAGTAGTCATATTGTTCAGCTTACCGAAAGCCCAGTCAATGCGATAGTAAGCGTACAAGAACGAAGCTCATATTCAGAATCATACGCAACTCTGACTACAGGAGCATACGAATATTATTTAGATACTGTTACAGACAGTGTTTATAGAACTCTTTCTTCAGGAGGCTTTAAAAGTTGGGCTCGTGGAGTTGGAGCAGTAAAAGTAGTTTATACAGCCGGCTATAGTGCGGTGCCTTCTGATCTTAAGCTCGCAGTGCTTGATCTTGTTACTTATTATCTAAAGGACGAGCATAAGCAAAGGCAATCTATAGCAGGTGCTAGTATGCAAAACCAAGGTACTACTAGTCAAAAAGGTAATGTCGATTTCCCAGACCACATTAAGAGAATCCTAGATTTATATAAAAATTATTAATGGGAACTCCAACAGATAAGGCACTAGCTAAATCCATAATTGATCAGTTCAAGAAGGATAGAAAATCTAGTAAGCTAAAAAATAAAACTCAAAGAATTGAAGGGCAAATTCTTAGAATACCAGAAGCCGTTTTTAAAGATACGTTTGAACCTATATTTCCTGACATTACATCCACGCAAGTAAATAATATTTTCGATGGTTATATAAAAGAACTTGAAACCCATTTACAAGACCCGTTTCTTTCTGGGTTAAACGAAGATGACAAGGAATTTTATATTACTTTACGAGAAGATTATATACAATCAAGCCCTGGAATGACAGTTCTAGTTATAAGAAAATTCAGAGATTTAAACGAGGGGTGGAAAGGGTTTAAAGGAGGAAGAAAAGAAGTTTTAGCAGCAGTAGTAGAAAAATACTATAGAAAACCTTCAGAAGACGAAAAGGGGATGATGACTGGTGCAGATAATAAGCACGGAAGTCAATTAGGTCATGCAGATGAAGGAGTAGGCTTGGCAATAAGTCAGGTGTCTGTTGCAAGAGCTAAAGCAAAAATAGCAGCAATAAATTCTCCTAGAATAACTAAGCTAGTACATAATTATGAAACAGAAATGCAAGTGACGATTAACCATGAAATGGTTGTTGATTCAAACGGTAATTTTCTAAAAAGATATGTACCTATTATAACAGTTCAAAGTTCTTTATACAACCAGGAACAAGGAAGAGAAGATGAAAAAAGTGCTTTTCTAGCTCTTGAAAGAGAGTTGAATGAAATAATTCTAGACCCTGGTTCCACTAGTTTGCCCGATGCTATTGCTCAGACAACACTTTTTTCTCTTGCTAAAGGTAAGGGAAAACTAAAAAGCACAGGGACTAAGAAGCAGGTAATAAAAGAAAAAAGTAAGGGTACAGTAAGATCAAAAGTTAAAAGTAAAGTAGAGATAATGGGTATAACAGAAAGTAAGCCCAATACACAAGTATTAACCGCCAAGAAACAGAAGGCAGGTAGACGGAAAAGAGATAAATTTAGTGTTACTAATTTACTTGGTATAATTAATGATAAACTCCCACAAACTGTTGAAAAGAATATGGGAGCACCTAGACTAGAAAATAGGACTGGAAGATTTGCAAGCAGTGTAAGATTACAAGATGCAGCTCGTACTAATGCTGGACATATTAGTTTTGGGTATACATATGCTAAAAGTCCTTATCAGGTATTTGAAGTAGGGGAGGGGTCAACTCCCTGGGCAAACTCAAATAGAGACCCTCGTAAAATAATTGATAAATCTATACGAGAAATCGCCGCAAATATGGCTTTAGGAAGATTTTACACTAGGAGACTATAATGCCAAATGAAAGACTTTATACGTCTCGCAGACAGGGAATTTCACAAGCACTCTCAGATAAGTTGGCTTCTATTGATGGGCGAGGACTGTTTAAGCAAGCAGTAGCAGAAACAAGTCCACGATTAAAATTCTGGGATGAAGTAGAAGAGTTCCCTGCAATTCATTTAAATGCAGGATCAGAAACGCGGCAGTACCAAACTGCAGGATACAAAGATCGATTTTTAAATGTTACTATACGTTGTTATGTTAACCAAGAAGATTCAGTAGAAGCACTAGATGAACTATTGGAAGACGTAGAAACAGTATTAGAGGAGAATAGCAGACTTCTTTACCATGATAGAAATGGTTTAGAACAGCATACTCACCAAATTACTGTCATCAGTATAGATACTGATGAGGGTGTATTAGATCCTTTAGGAGTAGGAGAAGTACTAATAGAGGTTCGTTACTAAGAAAATACTGGCACGAACAGATGTTCACGATTCAGTCTTTTCAAGTTCATAGGAGATAATCTATGGCACAACAACTATACTTTAGCCGTGATACTCGTATGTTTGTTCAGTTTAGGAACACAACAGACAATACCGAGGATGCAGCGGATTTAGGAAAAGGGGCTTTGTGGGAAATCCCCGTCCTTGATGGATATAGTTTCTCACAAACAACCAATACGTCAGAAATAACTCTGGCAGAAATGGAAAGTACAGCAGGCGTATCTCGTAGAGGTCGTCGTATGTTTACCGACTCTCTTGCTCCTGCAGAATTTTCATTTAGCACATATATTCGTCCGTTTGATTCTGTAGGACAGAATGCAATTCAACAATACGATTATAATGGTGTAAAAGCCGCAGAACTCGCAGCACAGACCGGCGTTCATTCAATCGAAGAAGTTTTATGGGCTTCCATGTGTGGTGCAGATAAATATGTCGCTAATGGTAGTAAAATGTCTTTTAGAAGAAATGTAAATCCAGTAAGTGGGTCAGAAACTGACGTTATAACCCCTACGGATACAAGTAGTACAATAGTTTTTACTGAATCAAACAGATCAGCTTTGCACTCTTTTACAGTTTTCTTCTTAATCGATACAGCAGCAAGTAATCCTTTAGTATACAGGTTACCTGAAGCAATTATTAATGAAGTTACTGTTGATTTTGATGTTGATGGTATTGCTACTCTTAATTGGTCAGGCTTTGCGAAAGAAGTACAGGATCACTCTCAGAAAGTATGTATATCAAGTATACATAACCCGTTAAAAGCAGCAGGTAACGCAGGTGACGGAGATGGTTCTCGAATCGATGATACAGCTCTAGTTCTGGGAGATATTGTTATTGATACTGGAAATTCACGAGCAGTATCAATAGTTTCCGACTTAACTAATGCCAATGCAGTCGCTACTCAAGCAATTGATGAAGCAACTACTAGTACTAAGAACTTTATTCGTAACCGATTAACAGCGGTGTCTATTGAGGCAGCGGATGCGGCCGATAAAGTGGCAGGTACTTTCCCAGGGCAGCATGCAGTTATTTCAGCAGTTGACGTAAGTGGTACAACCGATAAAATAACTACAAGTACTGCTCATAACTTTACAACTGGCGACCAAGTTCAAATTTCTGGTATTACCGGCGCCGCTGGTACTGCTTTTGACTTGAACGGTACATGGTATGTAAATGTTACTTCAACTACACAGCTCAAGTTGTATGATAGTGAAACAAATGCAACAAACGGAACTGGAACAGGATTGAAGGATCTTGACGCTTTAAATGCTGGAGCAACGTTAACTGGAAGTACTATTGGCAATGGAAAGTATAGCTTAACATTGACGGGTGGTAGTTTCAATATTGGAAACAATATTACCTATCTAGTACCGGAAGAATTGGGAGCAATTAACAAGCCGCTGGAACACGTAACAGGCACACGAACTGCTGGTGGAAATGCAACTTGTTATATGACTCTTGAAGATACTGATACTTCAAATGGTACTTCCCGACAGTTCTTTAATGACCTGGTAGGTACAGGTGCTATGAGTAAGGTTGTGAACAAGTTTAAAGTAATAATGCATATTGGTGGTACTGCCGCGACAGGCAACACTACTGATCCTGCTGTTAAAGTTACTTTCCCGACCGCACACATCGAGGTGCCTACGCACCAAGTAGAGGATGTAATCTCACTAGAGACTACTTTCACCGCGCTACCCACAGACTTTGGAGCAGCCGATGAAATTACTAATGTAGTTTATTATCCGCCTTCAACGTACTAATTTTAAGGGGCTTCGGCCCCTTTTTCTCCTCACCCTCCAAAAATAATTCTTGACATTTCTTGTGTTATTTAGTATAATTTAATTTTTAAATAAGGAATAATGTAATGCCCGAAGAAAAGAAACCAACAGTATCGTTAAAGAGTCTTATGACTCCAAGTAAAACAGTATCAATCGACTTCCCTAGGTTTAAAGGTGTAAGTATAGATATTTGTTTTTTAGCCCGAGAAGAACTAATAAAACTTCGTAAGAGATGTATGAGTACGAAGTGGGATAAAAAGAGTCATCAACCATTTGAAGAGATGGATGAAGATAAATTTATCGTTGAGTATACCAAAGCAGTAATTAAAGGATGGAAAGGTCTAAAATTTTCATACTTAGAAGAGCTTCTTTTGGTGGATATTAGTACCCTTAATCCAGATGATTGCTTGCCCTATACTCAAGAAAATGCTGAGTTACTGATGAAAAATGCAACCGACTTTGATACGTGGGTTACAGAAGTAGTAGGTGACTTAGAAAATTTTACTGGAAACAAGTAGCTGAAATAAGAACGTTACTTGAACGCTATATACAAGAACAAGGTACTATGGATGTTGAAAAATATCTACGTATTTGTGAGCAATTAGGGCAAGAACCAGATCCTACCAAAATGCCGCTCGATTCTTCTGGATTTCCGGAAGAAATTCAAGTGGCATTTTTTATGTTTGATCTACTATCGGATAAGTGGGATGGAATGTCGGGTACTTATCTAGGAAAAGATTGGTCACAGTGTACACAGTTATTTGATATTTATAATATTGAAGATCCTACGGTTACTCTATATTTTATGAAGATGTACGAATCTCTTGTAATATACGATCGTATGCAAAATCAGGAACATAAACGTAAAGCAGCAGAAAGAAAATCGCAGCAAGCGGGTAAAACATATACCCATAATGTGCAGGGATAATGGCTAAAAAGAAGCAAGTATATATTGATGTAGTAATTGATGATAAAGGTACTACTAAACGCGTTGCTGTCAATGCAAAAGCTCTAGGTATTGAACTAGAGAAAACGGGTGTAGGGGCAGACAAAGCCGCAAAGGGTACCGATCAGTTAAATAAAAACAGCCAAACCCTTAATAGGAATCTTAAGGGTACTGGTAAACAGTCGTCAAATACTACTAAAAACTTTTCAAAAATGCAACAAGGTATGGGCGGTCTTGTAGGTGCCTATGCTAGTCTTGCTGCCCAGATATTTGCTGTTTCTGCGGCATTTCAATTCTTACAATCAGCCGCTCAGCTAAAGAACTTAACAGCCGGACAAGAGGCTCTTGGAGCAGCAACTGGTACTGCTTACAGAACAATTACTCAATCAGTAATTGAAGCAACCGACGCTCAATTAGGGTTTTTAGAAGCTTCCCAAGCAGTATCTATTGGTACTGCGGCCGGTTTAACATCCAGTCAATTAACAGATTTAGCTACTGCCGCCAAAAATACTTCTGCAGCACTTGGCAGAGACTTGACCGACTCTTTTAATCGCTTAATTAGAGGTGTTACAAAAGCCGAACCAGAACTATTAGACGAACTAGGTATCATTTTAAGACTAGATACCGCTACTAGAGCGTACGCTGAAGCAGTTGGACAAAGTGTCGGAGATTTGACAGCATGGCAAAGAACCCAAGCAGTAACAAATGATGTATTAGAGCAAGCAGAAAGTAAATTTGGAATGATGGAAGACTTAATGGATCAAGATGCACTGGCTTTGAACCAGTTTGCTCGATCTTTCGATGAACTAGTAAACTCTCTTAAAGAAGGAGTACTTGAAAAATTAGCTCCTGTATTTAGATTTTTGACCGATAATACCCTGGGCTTGGTAGCGGCATTGTCTCTGGTAGCTTTACCAATTATAAAAGGGATCATCCCTAGCATGGATGAGTGGCAAAAAAGCTCTAAGAAGAAAGCAAAACAAAGTAAAAGAGCAGCAAAAGATTATGGGAGGCAAATTGATGAGCAAGTAGAAGCCTTAACACGATTGAATATGGCGGAAGAAGAAGCATCAGCCATTGCAGCCGCCACAGCAGAGAAGAAAGGAACAGCACGCGGAGCAGATATAGATTTTATGACTGGTACGGGCGGAGATCAAAAAGCAGCAGGAGATACTCTTAGAGATGCAGAAAAACAAATGAAAAAACATGGCGAAATTCGTCGTGGTACCTTACAAGGTTATAATAAAAAAGAACTTCAAGATATGAGAAGGTCTTACGATATGAGAGTTGCTGCCTCAGTTACAGCGAATAAAAAAATTCAGCGCATACATAGTGAAACAGAGATAAAGTTTAAAAAAAATGTATTAATAATGCAAAGACAGTGGGCATTATTTACGTCTGGGATGGCGAAGATGGCTAGAAAAACCGCTGGTGCAATAGATAAAGCCTTCTCAGCTATGAGCTGGATTGGCATGATTAGTCTCCTTATTTCAGCAGGACAGTCTTTATGGGAGTGGCTATTTCCAAAGCCTGCTGAACAAAAAGCAGCAGAAGAAGCAATAGAATCCTTAACAGATAAATACTCCGACTTAGCTGGAGAAATGATTAATGCCGAGAAGGTACGAAGGGACAAGGCGATAGGAGGGCAGGGAGCCGTTATTGCAGGGAATCAGATGCAAAGTTTAGACACTAAAGATTACATCGAACAGATAGATAGACTGCAAGGTTTCGAAGGTATGGATGATGTAGACAAGATGCAGGAGAGTCTGCTTAAGACTATGAACGCTGCCGCAGCAACTCATCCAGAGTTTAAGTTGTTAGCAGATAACATTCAGAACTTTTCAGGTCCAGTAAGTGAAGACTTAAAAAGAGCTCTAATAGAAGCATCTTCGGGGACTATTGATTTAGGACAAAGAATTGAGCAGCTGCCTCAAAACCTTTCTAAGACCGACAAAGCTTATACTACACTAATAGAGTCTATGATTAAGCCCACAGGTGCCGAAACTCTTATTCATGAAGAAAGTAAAAATCTGGAGACTTTGGAGGATAAGTTAAAAGAAGCACATGCTGCCAAGCTACGAAGACAGGATGATGTTTTAAAGATAGGGCAGACAGAAGCACAGTTCCTGAAGGAGCAGATGGCATTGCGGGCTAAATTTAATGAGATGACTGACGACCCAACAGCGCTGTTAAATAATAGGCTATCAAATGCCATGTCTCTTAAAGATATTACGTACGATAATTATAAACAGGCACTATTTAGATTTGGCATCGAAGCTAAAATCACAGAAGAGCAGTACAACCAAGCCCTGGCTATAGAAAGAGCCGCTCAAGCCTCTAAGGACGCCGTTAAAGAGGAAGATAAGATAGAAAAAATGCTAAAATCACGTCAAGGTAGACTAAGTAATATACAACAATGGCACCAAGATATGAAAGAAGCAATATTGAATAGGGGTAAAGCAGAGGCAAAGTCAATAAGAAGCCAAACACTTGGACTTACTATTCAAGGAAAGTTAGTTAATCTTAAACATCAAGAGTATAATGTAGGTAAAAGACTTGAGAAAGCCACCGATAAGCATAATCAGGCAGTAGCAGCATTAGCAGATTTTGAAAGCAAGGCAGGAGATGCGAAAGCTCAAGCAAAAGACAAGGATGTTATACGAGGACGAAGAGCAGTTAAGGAAGCGTACCAAGAACTCGACGTTCAAAAAGCAATCGCAGAGATTGCGAGGCAAAAGCTAGCCTATCAACGTGCACAATTAGAGACACAACTGAAATATGTCTCTGCTCTAGCCAAAGAGAAAAATGAAATAGCGTCGATAGCCCTGGCTAGGGCTAATGCTGCTCATAAGGCAAAAATGGGAGGAGGAACCTGGAAATCCGTAGGAGAGCAACGTACAAGCAATGTAACTCAAGGAGAAAGGCAGCTAAAGGTAGATGAAGCTGTACAGACCCGAGTAAATGACCTTTATAATCTAGAAGTACAGAGACAATTCGAAGAACTTAAGGGTATGAGGGGAGCTGAAGGCTCTGGAATAGCTGCATCTGTTACTGATGACGCTCTACTGACGAGAGCTACAGATTCGACTACCCTCAGCAAATTCGGAACAGATCTTAATACTGCTAATGCTAATGTTCAAAATACAAAGAATGATTTAGATTATAATAAAAATCTATTTGACGTGATTACTAATCAGAATGTAGCAGCCGCAGAGCAATTAAACATGAGAGCTCAAAGTAGTTTCTTTAATAAAGAAGAGCAACTATTTATAGATATGAAAATAGCGGCTATGGATAGGATGGGACCTTTAAATGAGGAGCAAGAAGCGAGTTTAAAAGAGCAAGCAAAGCAACAATATCAGTTAAATAAAATGATAGAAATGAAACAAGGCATTTCAGATTCCATAACTAATAATATGGAAAGTGCTCTCATGTCTATAGTAGATGGGTCTAAGAGTGCTAAAGAAGCATTTAGAGACATGGCGAAAGCAATACTTGCCGATATTGCTAAAATGATAATTAAGCTGTTAGTTCAAAAAGCAATAATGGCAGCAATGGGACTGGCAGATGGAGGAGTAACTCCGGCTGCTCCCGCCTCTGGAATCAGTGCTGCTGCAGGTGGAGTATTTGGACCCAGAAGAGGTAAGAATTATACTTCAGGGGGTATAGCTCGTGGACCTACTCAAGGATACCCTGCAACTTTACATGGAAATGAAGCAGTAGTACCTTTACCTCATAATAGAAAAATACCTGTGGAACTCATGGGAGGTGCAGGTGGACAACAAAATAATGTAAATGTAACTGTGAATATGAGTGGAGCTGCAGGAAATGGTGGAGATAATGCAGGTGGACAACAACAGGGAGATAGTCAGGCAGCCAATCAATTAGGGTCAGCTATTGCGAAGGCAGTACAAGTGGAATTGCAGAACCAAAAGAGATCGGGCGGTATTCTTAATCCGTATGGAGTAGCATAATGGCTATTGGTTTTACAGCAACTAATGTTACAGATAAAAAGATTATACCCGATAAAAGTTTATCTCGAGCAGTACAGCCAAAACTCAGAGTAGCACAGTTTGGGGACGGCTATCAACAGAGAATAGTTGATGGAATTAATAATTTAGGTGAAACTTATACTATAAATTTTATGAACAGGGAAAAAACAGAAGCAGATGATATTATAGCTTTTTTTGATACTAAAGCGGGTGTCTCTAATTTTGATTTTACTATTCCAGACACCAACTCAACCACTACGGCAACTGCTAAAGTTAATGGGGCTATAAGCACTGCTAGTACAGCAGTAGTTCTAGATGCTGCCACTACTAATTTAGATATTTCTGTAGGAGCTACTGTTACTGGCTCTGGTATTTCGACAGACCCCGTAGTTAAGGTAGCCGCTATAAGTGGTATTAATTTAACTTTAGATACAGCTCAAACTATGTCTGATAATACTGACTTAACATTTACAAATCCTAATGAGCGCACCATGAAAGTAGTTTGTGATACTTGGAATGTAACGTATTCAAACGGAGACTTTTATAACGTTTCTTGCAATTTTAGAAGAGTATTCGAACCATGAGTAAAGAGTTAGCAGCTGATCTACAGAAACAAGAAGTTAATACCGGTTATTTAGAGTTTTATGAGCTAGAAATAGGATCTGGTAGTAATAATATTTTATACTTTCATGCCGGCAGAAACGAAAATAGTGCTAATATTACTTACGACGGTAATACTTATCTCTCATTACCAATATTATTATCAGATATAGAAATTAGTTCTAGTGGGGCAATGAGTCGTCCAACTCTTACTATTGCTAATGTAGAGTCTTTAATAAAAAATCAATCAGTATTTAAAACCCAAATGGAAGACGGAACCTGGGATGCAATAGTTGACGGAGAAGAATTAACCTATACTGATTTCAGAATAGATGATTTAGTTGGATCAAAATTAATTAGGCGACGAACATTAGAAAAGTATTTAACAAGTAATCCTACTGTAGAGTTTAATAAAGATACCTATATAATTGATAGGATTCAGTCAAAGAATAACGTATTCGTAACTTTAGAATTATCCTCCCCTATTGATTTAGCAGGGATTAGAATACCCACTAGAGATGTAATTGGAAAGTATTGTCCTTGGCGTTATCAAGGAGCTGCTGCAGGCCTTACACAAAAGAGAGGTGCTTGTCATTGGAAAACACATAATCAATTCGTAGCAGCGGATGGGACTGCTAGTAGTGTTTTTGTAACTGTAGATGATGAGCCACTCTTTAAAGTAGTTCCAAGTGGTTATAGTGGTTCCGGCGGAATTCTTTCAGCAGGAAGCGGCTCTATTGACGGAGCTACTTTTTTATGGGTATATAGTTATAATACTTCAAATAATTCCGGTGGTGGTAGGGCTTCATTAACTGCTACAACCCCTACGTATCAAGAGAATTATATTGTTTTAGAGCCTGTTGCAGGAGTGGCAGGTAATGCTAGAGTAGCTTATATATCTAAAATGGATAGTAATGCCGGCCCTTTAAATGATCCTGTTTATTGGGTAAGATGTAGGTTATATACTGTATGGAGTGATGCCCCTTCTAATACACAATTTACTATTAATACTGATGATATAAGAGAAAACTCATATGTTCTACATAATAATACGGTATGGCGAGCTACAAAAGCACACACTAAAAATTCTTCTTACGAGCCAGGAGAAGCACCTAGTCATTGGGTTCGGGGAGATGTTTGCGGTAAGCTTTTAAACTCATGTAAGTTACGCTATCAAGCTCAAAAATTGCACACCGCCACGACTACTCCGGTTATGTCCACAGGTGTAGGGTTTAACTTTTTAACTTCAGCTAGTTTAAATACGGCTGTTCCTTTGCCTTTTGGTGGGTTCCCAGGGAGTAGGAAGTTTAGATAGTGCAGTTTCTTGAAGATATAAAACAACATTTTGCAGATGAGTACCCAAGAGAAGGCTGTGGTATTATTACTGTAATTAAAGGGAAACAAAAATGGATACCTTGTACAAATATTGCAGAAGAAGATAATCATTTTATAATTGATACCAAAGAATATTTAAAAATTGCTCGAACTTCAGACATTATCGGAATAGTACATAGTCACCCCGATGAAAGTTCAGAACCGAGCGAACTAGATATAAATAATTGTAATGCTTTAGGAAAAAAGTATTATATATTTAGTTATCCAGAAATGGATTTGACAGTAGTAGAGCCAGAGATTGATACTACTGACTTATACGGAAGAGAATACGAATTTGGTGTTAATGATTGTTTTGAAGCAATGAGAGATTATTTACATACAAAAGGAATAGAGCTACCTCCCAGAGCGATGTTTGTAGAGGATTATTGGGATAAAGACATTGACTATTTTAATGATGAGACTATTGCGGAGTGGGGGCATGTTCCAGTCCCAGTAGAAAAAATACAAGAAAATGATGTACTAATTTTTAGAATTTTTTCAGCTATTAATAATCATTGTGGGGTTTATTTAGGTAATGAAGTGTTCTATCATCATGCAGAAAACAGATTATCATGTAGAGAAAGTTTATATCCAAAATGGAAAAAATGGTTAGTAGGAGCGTATAGATATGCAGCGTAGATTATATTTAGAAGGAGAAATTGGTGAAAAGTATGGGCGCTCAATGGTGGTTCATGCAGAAAGCGTTAGAGATGCTTTAAGAATAGTAGAAGCAAATAATTCTGATTTTAAGCAATATCTTCTTGACTGCACTGAAAGAGGGGTAGATTTCGGTATTGAAATTGCAGGAGAAGAAATTGAATATGATGAAGAACTTTTTCTACCCCTAACAAAAGGCGATATAACTATAACTGCAATTCCCGCAGGAGGCGGAGGAAGTTTTGGAAAAGTGATACTAGGGCTTATGATGGTTGCAGCAATGGTCTTTGCTCCCTATGCGGTAGCGGGTGGAGCATTTGGGGTATCTGGGGGTGCAGTATTCGGCGCCGCTGTTACTCAGTATGGCCTCACCGGTGCTATTGCATTAGGGTTAGGCTCTTTAAATTTCATGGGTTTAATGGTGGCTATGGTAGGTGTTAGCCTAGCTATGTCTGGGCTACAAGAGATGATGGCTCCTGATCCATCGACAGATAATGATCAAGAATCATCCTATTTATTTAACGGAGCAGAGCAAAATTTAATTGAAGGAGATCCTGTTCCAGTATTATATGGCAGACTACAAGTACCTGGACAGCCTATTAATTTTGAGGTCACAAATGCACATAACGGTAATAAGTATTATACATATTCGTTTAATGGCTTATTCGGCGGAATATCCCAGCAGGAAGCAATACAATGAGTAGAGGCTCGATAAAAGCTACAGATCGACGTAGAACCGCGGATGAGAATGTTCTTATTGATCAGGTATCAACAGGTGCGACGTATCAAACGGTTTCTGTAACAGATATTATTTCCGAGGGGGAGATCGAAGGTTTAGTTGACGGAGGAAATAGTATTTATGTAAATGGAGATCCTCTTTTTGCAGAAGAGGAAGTAGGAACCGTTCCTCCTACAACGGCTACTGCTTCAAGTACCACAACTTCTGGTAGTTTGACCACTGCCGTTAATTTATCAGAAAGTATTACTAGTCAACAACCTTTAGATGTTGATGGCGGAAAAAGATTTTTAATAATCAAAAAAGCTATAGAAACTACTGTTACGTTATCAAATGCGGAAGAGATTTCTATAAATGGTGCAACCGCGAAACAAGGTTTCCAGGTAGACATGACTGCTCCCTCAGCTTTATTTAAGCCGGCTTATAAACATGAGCCGTATTATGAAAGCAGCGTACTTAAATTAAAAAGTTTTAATCGAGAATCTGTTGTAGATCATGACGTTGAGGCAACGTTAGAAACAGAGGAACACTATTTACATAGCTACATAGATGTAACTGGAAGTTCTGATACGGCCACTGCAAAATTTATAATTGGTATAGGGCCAGGAAACATGGATTATTCTGTAGAAACAGCAACAGGTAATTCGCATTCATTAACTCTAGACTTATGGTTAGAAATACAATCAGTTAGTGGGTCGACAATAACTTTAAAACAAGCGCCTCCTATTGCTTTTACTACTAAAAAGTTTGAAATTACAGAAATTCTTCAAAGAACAGACGAATATACTAAGAAAAACGACCAAGCTAGTTACCAATTTCGAACTGGAACGTTAAATCAGCCTCCAATGACCTATCTAAATGGAATAGGATCATCTAGTGTTGCTCTTACTGTTCCTTCTGGCCCTCTTGAGAGAGGTGAATATACAAGTGCTACTGCTGGAAGTGTTACTTCAAAAACTATTACTACTGCTAACTTAACAGGGGCGCAAGCTTCAGAAATAGATCAAGTCAGATTTCTTATACAGTACGGAAACGGCCTATACCAATATCACAGAGAAAAAGGAGGAGATAGACACTCAGGAGTAGGTTATAGAGTAGAAGTAGGTATTAAGCGAAGTGCCTCAGACGATATAGTATGGACCGTACTGGGAGGAAACCTAAAAGCAGGCACTTTTAAGCAATCGGATACAGATGCTTTTGTTGGAGAAGACATTGTAGCTCATGGCGCTTTATTTAAAGGACCCCTAAGCTATGAGTATGTAATTGACTTACGCCCCTTCCAACCTTTCAGTGATTTTTCCATAAGGGTTACACGTCTAACCAACCATGGTGCGGCAGGAGTATACGCAGACCCTCATTGGTGGAATGATAGTAGAACAGAAAAATTAGAAAAGGCAGCTGAGTGGTGGGATGGAGTACTAGCTTCTCAAATTAGTTCAGCCACCGGTATAATGTTAGAAAATCTTAGTTTTCCTTATACTGCTATGGCAACGACTCGCTTTAGTTCTAAACAATTCCAGTCTGTACCTAAAAGAACTTATGATGTTAGAGGTATACGAGTTCTAGTGCCTTCTAATTATGTTACTAGAGAGGAAAATACTGCTGAAACAACGCACCCCGGACAGGTAGCCGTATACACTAGAAATACTAGTACTAGAGCTATTGAAACCAATCTTCAACCTTGGGATGGGGAATTTAGAAAGAATTTAAGTGGAGAAAAATATGAGAAAGTATATACCAATAATCCTGCTTGGGTCTTTTATGATATTTTAGTAAACGATAGATATGGACTAGGGGAGTGGTTAAAAGGTACCGATATTGATAAATACTCTCTTTATAAAATTGGAAGATATTGTGATGAATTAGTTAATGATGGAAAAGGGGGAAAAGAACCTCGTTTTACTGCTAACTTATACTTACAAAAAGCTACAGATGCTTATAAAATCCTCAAGGATATGGCTACAATTTTTAGAGGGATGATATATTGGTTAGGTTCAGAAATAGTCCCGGTTATAGACGAAAAGAAGTATCCTGTTTACAACTTTTCAAAAGCAAATGTTATAAATGGAGAGTTTAGCTATGAGAGTACAGGTAGTAAAACCAGAGCCAATCAATACATTGTTAGTTGGAATAACCCCGATGCAAATTATAAGCTAGAACCTATAATTGTTGAGGATCGAGCGCATATTATCACTTCAGGTAAAGTGGTTACGGAAAAAGCAACTGCTTTTGGCTGTACTTCAGAAGGTCAGGCAATACGGTATGGGCGATGGAAATTATGGACAGCAGTTAATCAAACAGAAGTTGTTGGATTTAAGACAGGAATTAACGCTGGGTTCTTACAGCCTGGAGATATTATTAATGTTCAAGATGCAGACGAATTCGATATTCCTTTTAGTGGTCGGGTAAATTCTTACTCAGAAACTGGGTCTTATACAGTAACTTTAGATAGAGATATTGATGCAAACCTGATCTCTTCAGGCTATACATATACAATAGCAATAGTTATTCCTAAAAAAGCAGCAGTTCTTAATCAAGATAGCGCCACTATCGGAACGGTAGCTTATACTAGAGGAGATATTGTTAATCAAGCCAGATTAACACATGGAGGTAGCCAAGCAACAATAGTTGTAACTAGTGATGACACTACCAACCTGAATGTAAATAATGCTTTAGATGATTCCAACGAATCATTATCTTTATCTTTACAAGAATCCACGGTTGTTCAAGAAAGAAGTTTGACAGGATCTACTACAATTAATAGCGTGGATTATACTTTTCCCGCTTCCGCTGTTGATGGGCGAACCACAGTTCAAATAACAGAAGCATTAGAAGAAGATGCAATGACACATTTACCTGATGCGATTTGGGTAATAAAGCAGACTGATACAGCCGCACAACGTCTAACCATGACTTCCCCCAAACAATACAAGATTTTAGGAATTAGTGAGGATGAAGGCGGTGAGTTTGATATAAGTGCTGTAGAACACTACAATGAAAAATTTGATGATATAGAAGGTGACTTTAATACTGCTGTAGATGATCCAGTGTACCCACCTGAACCTGATGCCTCTCCTCCAGCACCAAATAGTGTTATTATAATGAGAACTCCATGGTTTTGGAGAAATAAGGAAGAGGTACAGGTACGATGGGAACCTCCCACTGCATATGACTACTTAAAAGGATATGAAGTTACACATAACTTCAATGCAGATAGGGAAACAGAAACCTTCTTTGCTTCTCCCTCACAAATTAAAAAGAGATTTTTCGACTTACCTGATGCAGAGTATGAAATTGCAGTACGAACAATTAGTACTTTTAACAAACGATCTAAGCCTGCTATTGCAAAAGTTAGTTTAAGAGATGTGTTTGGTGGGGAAAGAGTTCATGGAGGTATTCGTAAAGGAGGCCTTTGTACTACTACTATCGAGCAAGAATCTGACGGCTCAGGAAAAGTATTTTTTGCTAAACCATCCTATCAGATTGGTCCTCATAAAGACGACGTTGCTGATGAAAGTTTATTATTATTTCAGGAAAATGATTCCACTAATCCTAAATCATTAAGTATTGATTGTTCCGCCTTATCAGGTGCAAATAGTACTGCTTGGGCAGGAAATAAAGTTGCTGCAGGTACTTACGCAGGAACTCCTTTTGCTTATATATTTTATGATTTTTCTGAAACATCCTCGGCACCGTCTAACAATGCAAATGAAAATGACCCAATTAAATTAATATCTTGGAAGAATGAGACTGGTGCAACAAGAAATGGTAATTTATTCTACTGGTACGATGCGGATGCCTATCGTACCAGTGCTTCCAGCATATGGTCACAAATTTCGGGAACAGTAGAAATAGCTAATGGAAGCAATAAAGTAATTGGTACTAATACTACCTTTAGACAGTTAGATTTCCAAAATATTTTTTATCTTTCCAGCACTCAGGCAGGAAGAATTTCTTATATTGAAAGCGATACAGTATTATACTTAGATAGAAATGTTAGTACTGCAATTTCAGCGGGGTCTAATGCGTATATTGATACTTTAGGTATTGATTATGATAATGATTTTATAATAGGTACTATTCACTATACTGCTGGAAGCCCTGGTGTTTATACTTTGAAGTCTTTTCTGCAAACTATGCAGCCTCCCCAAACTAGAGGCCTGATAGTAAATTCTAATGCTCCTACTTTGAACTATAACTCTTCGGAGGTATTAACAACTGCATGGGGAAGTGAAGGACTAAACCTTAGCATACAAGCACTTAATTTTAGTAATCCAGAAATACAAATAACAGGTGCGGGGTTTACGCAGACAGATCAAAGTGCTGAAACTTCTTGGACAGCGGCAGATTATAGAGCTAATGTCGAAGTTCATAGTGTAAGTAGTACAACGTCCCCTTTGGTTACTTTTGCCGGCGGTGCCTTAGATTTCGTAATAACCGCACGCGAGAAAGAAGACCATGGTATTAATAGACAAATTACTCATACTATTTCTAAAAGTAAGGATTCGGCAGCAGAGGATAGTGCAGGAATAGTTTCCCAGGCTAGTAATCTTTCGCATACCTTCTTTATAGACTCTGCTGGTAGTGTAACTAATAATTTTGAATCTTTCTTTGATACATACAGGGACGGAGTTAAACTAACTTATGCTACTGGCGTAACTACAGCTAATACTTATAATTTAACAGCAGTTGCTGGAGGAGGAGCCACTAAAGCGAATAGCACAGACGAAATGGCCATAATTACTTCAGAAGATAGAGATCCAACAGGAGGAGTAGATACCCAAGCCAAAGTAACATTAAATGCTAGTCATTCCCAAATTTTAGTGGATCCTAGTGTTTTAACCGGTTCAATAAATGTTAAAATTACAGACAATGCAGACAGTGACGCAGTTTTAGCAGAGCATACAATTCGACTATATAAAGTATCGATGCCAACTAGGGTAGGTTCTACACTTACAATAACTAGTTCAACGTATGCGGCAAACTGGGCGAGTGGTAACTTTAATACAACAACTGCCAGAGCTATTGCTGACCTCGTAATAGCTCATCCTGATACGGTTCCTGATGGTCCCTCGAATGTAAAACGCATAGTACCTAATGATAGAATTACTGTTACAGATGGAGCAGCCTCTCCAATAGTAGCAACTAGGATCTATAATGGTCCGGCCACGAATGTAAGTACTAACATTACTCATTTAACAACTTACTGGAGTTCAGTAGTAGTTAATGAAATTGATGGAAGTATGATAGTGGCAGGAACTCTAAGTGCTGATAAACTAAAAGCCGATTCAGCCACTACAGGAGCATTAATAGTAGGAAACAATCTACAAATAGGAGAGGCCGGCAATACAGTAGGAGCAAAACTATTTAGTTATAATAAAACTAGTTTTACAGATACAGATGCTGGTTTTTATATGGATGGGTCTGGAGACTTCACTATTGGTAGCGCTTCTGCAGGCAGCTTAAGTTTTGATGCCTCTGCGGGTACACTTTTCTTTACTGGAACTTTCCAAATCGGCGGAAATACTGTAAATGATTCTTATATTGCAGGTAAAGCTCCTGTTCAAAGTGTGCAGGGAGGCACTCTAAATAATGGGGTACTAACTATAACAGCGGGGGGCTTAAGTATAGCCCATACAGATGTCTCTGGACTAGGAGATTTAGCAACTGAAGATGCCGTTGCTGCAGGAAATGTAACCGGACTAGGAGCTTTAGCTACTCTAAATACTGTCACTGCTGCTAACCATGTTACAGGTTTATTAAATTCCGCTAAAAATGCAACAGCCTTTAGTAGTGCTGTATCAGCAGAAGGAGTTATAAAAACAATCACAACAGAAGGAGGTAGTGCAAAAACCGTTACTAATAATAGCGTGGACTTGACAGCTAGTGATTTTACAATTACTTCCAGTGATTTACCGAATGATGTTGTATATGACGCTGATATAGCTGGCACAATTTCAATGAATACTAGTGTTACTAATATAAGTGCAGGAAAGATTATTTTAACGTCAGGACAGTTACAGTTTACTACTAGTACTAGTGAAAGCACTTATATTCCTAATGATTCAATAGTTTTAGATACAACAACGGGTAAGAACAGAATTCTAATAAAATCAGGATCAACTACTAGGGTTATACTTGGTAAATTGGTTGATTAACAACCACCTCAAAAATAAAACTTGACTATTTATGTCCTTTGAGATATAATTTCAGCATGGAGAAATATAAATGAGCGCAGGAACTTATAACTTAATGATCGACCAAGGCTCCGACTTTGCGTTAGACTTGGTTATTAAGCAGTCTGGAACGGCTATGGATTTGAGTAATTACTCAGGTCGAGCGCAGCTGCGAACATCTGTTGATGCAAGTTCCGTTTCTGCCACTTTTACAGTCACTAAAACTAATGCGAGTGGAGGAGCTTTGAAGATGGAACTTCAAGCAGCAACTTCAAGTGCTTTAGCTGCAGGTCAGTATGTATATGATTTAGAGATTTATACAGCTAGTGATAGTACCGTAAAAAGAATTTTACAAGGAACGGCAACGATTACTCCCGAAGTTACTAGATGAGCCATACTACAATACAATTAACAGAAGATGTAACACAAGTTACAACAACCGGAGACTCTATCAGTGTCGATATAACTGATGATGTGACCTCCGTACAGGCATATTCATTGGCAATACCTATTGATGTGCCAGGCACCTTAAATGCTACTAATATAATTGTTACTCCTTATAATACTATTTCATCAACTAATTTACAGACAGTATTACAAGGATTAGCAGATCAAGATTTTCGCGGTGCATCCGCCCCTACGGGGTCGACTGTCTCAGAGGGAGACACATGGTATGATACCGATGATGAACAATTCAAAGTCTATCGAGAAACAAGTACAGGCACTTTTCAGTGGGTTCCCATAATAGTGGGCGCAGCTGCAGGCGACTCTGATACAGTAGACGCAGGATCCTTTTAGGATAATTCGGAGTTATAAATGGCTCAAACAATTCAAATTAAAAGAACCACAGGTACTGGTAAGCCTACGAGTGTTGCTCAAGGCGAACTATTCTATGCCTATGGTAGTAATGGAACCTATGGAAAGCGTCTAGCAATAGGAAATGTTAGTGGAGGGGGTAATACTCCAGAGATTATTGGTGGATCGCATTTCATGGATATGCTTGACCACACCCCTGGAAACTTAACAGCAAGTAGTGCAATAATTACAGATTCTAATTCTTACATTGATGAGCTTAAACTAAAGGCTCAGGGAGAATTAAAACTGTTCGAAGCCACTGCAAATGGTACTAATTATATAGCATTAAAGTCCCCTGCAACCGTTGCATCTGATTTAACTTATACTCTTCCTGCGTCAGTGACTAATGGGTACTATCTTCAGACTAATGGATCAGGTGTATTAAGCTGGGCAGCACTATCAACAAGTTTGACAATAGCTGCTGATAGTGGGTCAAATGATACTGTTACAGTTGGCAGTGACACTTTAACGTTCGAGGGTACTGCTAATGAAATTGAAACTACAGTATCAAATAATAAAATTACTATTGGGTTACCAAACAATGTAACAATCGCAGGAAATTTAACAGTATCTGGTACTACGACTACTGTTTCTTCTACTACTGTAACAGTTGCTGATCCATTAATGCATCTAGCAAAAGACAATAATTCTAGTGATGCGGTAGATATTGGTTTCTATGGATTGTACGACGATTCAGGCTCCCAAGATGAATATGCAGGATTATTTAGAGATGCATCTGACCAAAAATGGAAGCTCTTTAAAAATCTACAGGCAGCGCCAACTACTACTGTTGATATCAGCGGTACTGGTTATAATGTTGCCAGTCTAGTAGCTCACTTGGAAGATTCAAATACAAATATTACAGGTGGAACAATTACAGGTATTACAGACTTAGCGGTTGCAGATGGTGGAACAGGACTTTCAGCAGTTGCCAAAGGATCAATACTTGTAGCAAATACTGCAAATGTTCTTTCCGCTTTAGACGGTGGAGGTTCAACAGATAAAATGCTATTATACACATCAGCTACTGATGCGATTTCATG